CAGCCCAGCCCTGTTCGCCGTAGTACCGGTATCCCTGGATCAACCTGTCCCGCAACAGCGCTTGAACTCCTTTTTTGACAGCCCTCGTCTGCACCCATTGAGTAATGATCAGCGCAAGCAGCATCGCGGGAATTCCAGCTGCTTTCGCGATCTCCCACCAATCCATAATCTCACCCCTCCGCTTTCATTGTCCCGCCGTATTTACCGACGATGTCCTCTGCGACCGATTTGCTGAGATGCTGCACGGTCACCGTGTACAGTGTGGTCTGGCCGGACAGGATCGCGTTCCAGGTGTTCACTCCCGTCACTCCGTCCTGTACCAGTCCGTTGTCCTTCTGGAACATTCTGACGGCCGTTGCCGTCTTGTCCCCATACTTGCCATCAGCCCCATACGGAGCCAGGTCATACCCTCGCTGAATCAGCTTGGTCTGCAGCAGAGTGACATATTCACCGGTGCTTCCCTTCCGCAGAGTCGGATAAGTCGGTTCGGGTGATGGGCCTGTGCCGGAGTAATCAACGTATTTCATCTCGCCCCAGCAGGTCCACTTCGATGTAGTGATGGCCGTGGTGATCACGCCCTTCTGGACGCCGCCGGCCTCCAGAACCTTGCCGTCACCGATGTAGATGCCGACGTGATTATGGTCTCCGTCGTTGATCCCTGTGAAGATTGCCGTACCCGGTTTCAGTTCTTTTCCGTCAGTGCGCTTACCATTTGACAGGCGGCCCTTGCTGACGGTGTACTTGTTCCACATCGTGTTGGATCCATGGTACATATAGCTGCCGAGCTCTCGCATAGCCAGATACCAGACGCCGCTGCAGTCGATCACGTGTTTTCCGACCCACTGCTGCCCGTACAGACGGATCTGTTCGTCCGTCTTTGACTTCGCGTCCTGCTGTGCCTGTGTCCAGATCTGGCCGGATGCCCCGTAGATATATCCCCATCCTTCATTGAGAAATCTCATACAGTGCGCGATCAGATCTTCCGGTTTTACCGTGTTATATGTCGGCATCAGTATCCTCCTTTCAGTCGTCCTCCTGGTTCGCACTGACGAGCGCGATCAGGATGATCCCGATCACGACGCCGGCCACCAGAGCCAATGGAACAGCCCACCACGGGACCATCCGACCACTCCCTTCAGTCGAGTTTATTGCGTCCTTTAACGTACACATCATTCTGCGTTTTCCATCGTTCGGAGCATGATTTCATCGGCAATTCTATGCAGCAGTTCGATCAGCTCCGGAAGATCCATTTCGTCAATCTGCTTCGCCCCATCCATAGACTCCAGGCTCCCAGACGTTATTATCTACACCGCTGACCCAGTGCTTTTCGTTGTGACTCACCTTGTCGCCGCTCATGTAGGCGTCCTGCGCCCCGATCGGCTGGCTCCACTGTGGCCACTCTTCCGTCGGATCACCGGCCACTGCCCACAGAGACACAGCAACATCCGGAGTCCAATCGTCCTGGCTCCTGTGTGGCTGGATGCATTTGTAAAGCTTCTCTCCGAATGTCCGCAGATTTCCTACAACGTAATCGACATTCGGCTCCCACGCTTCAAACACGCCAGGGTGTTCAGATGCCGTCACCTCATCAATTGTTCCGTTTTCAGATAGCAGAACGAATACAATGCTCGAAATGATCGCATTGCCGTTTGTAATAGAATCAAGCATATTCAGCATTCCCTGTGTGCGGATCGGAACCGCAGGTTTTTTCACTTTCATAGTCGTTACCTCCACAATTCCCGGTAATAACGATCCATGCAGATTAGGAGATTACACAAGCCGGGAGGCTGGCATAACTGCCGCTCGCGCCGTTGTAGTTGAGGTAACCCGTGGAATTCACATTCCACGCGGAGTACGCGTAGCCGCGATACGCAGAACGCAAGCGAACGGCCGCCGCAGATCCGGAAGGACTTGTCAGCCTCGGAATCTTCCGTGCAGGATTCGTATTTGTCGAAGAGCCGTTAGACGGCTCGCTCATCCCGGTGATGATCTTCCAGTACGGGAAATACGGCCCTTCGATATCTGGAATCTGCGGAGACCCGTAGACTTCTTCGATGCTCTGAAGGAAGAACTTGTCGCACAGGATGTCCTCTGCGCCGCCGTCCGTTACCGTGTTCGCAGAAACTTTGTATTTTACTTTCTGCACCACTGCCAGGAAATCGCTCGGCAGTCCTGCGACGAATCCAGGTCTGCTGCCAAGCTGGCTCGGCGCAGCATCTCCGATGTGAGTCGGCTCCCACCACTCGCCGACCGCTCCGTCACTGTTCAGCCACTGCCGGATCGCGGAATCACGATAACGGTTGTAGCCATACTGATAGACATCTTTGTTGTTGATGGCTCCCTTGTAGACGGTTGTATAACTGCCATACGGGATCGTGTCCCCTTCCGACAGATTGAGCATCGTATAAGTGGAGCCGTTAAAGCCGCAGTAATAAACGCCATCCTGGGCGGTTGCTTCCGTGGCTTCTTCTCCTTCCTTGGCATCGAACTGGATATCTTCCGGCGTGCAATATTTCATGCCGATCCAGAGACCGGGATGTTTTGTGCCGTCCTCCCACTCACACTCGCGGTCATTGTCCAGGACAACCCACGGACAATCGTAGGTCTGCCCGTTGTAGGTGTAGGTTCCGACAAGCTCGTCACCGATCGCGTACCGCTGCTTTGCTTTCCCAGCCCGGACATCCGCAAGCACGTTTGCCCACGATGTCGGTGTGAATTCGTTGATAAATTTCTGGAGGATACCGTTTCTCCTGTCTACCTGTTCGGCGATTGCTGCCAGTGTTGCGTTTGTGATTGTCGGCATAGTTAAGCACTCCTTTCGCTCATCCAGTTTTCATAAATGTCATCAAGCCGTTCGCACTCCAACGAAAGCGAGTGCATAATATCCGTTGCGATGTCGTCCTGTGGCATGGCGTTTAGGATCATCCCCAGGACCATGATCGCCGTGTCTGTAAGGCCCGTGTTGTAGAACTCTTTTTCCAGCAGATCCTGTCCGGTTTCTTCAGTTGGCAGACTGTCGAACTTGGAGTTTATTTCTGTCTTTAACTCAAGGTTCTCATCGCTGATTTTCTTCGCGGACCAGGTCACATCCGTGCCGGCCGTGCTGGTATCGTCGATCAGCTCCGTCGGGTCTCCGGGGATGCCCTGCGGACCCTGCGGGCCGGTTGCTCCATCCTGGCCATCAGCGCCGGCAGGACCCGTGTCACCCTTCGGGCCCTGGATGCCCTGTGGTCCCTGGGCGCCAGTGTCCCCTTTGTCGCCTTTATCACCCTTGTCGCCCTTGTCACCCTTCGGTCCGTCGAATTCTCCGGACTCCTTCGCGGCGGCCAGCGCCTCATCAATGGACACCTCGATGGTATGCGGGATGGCAGCCAGGGCAGCTTCAGCTTCTTCAATCCAGTTCTCAACCGGATCAGGAATAGTACCGGCCGGTTTAATGCTCCTGTCAACAACGGTCTTGAACGGGGCCTTGTGTGCAACCACATCACCGCTCGTGAAGACAAGCTGTGCCTCGCCCGTGCCAGGGTAGATCAGATCGGAATCCGTAACGGTCCAGATCACGAAGTCGCCATCACGGACAATAACGACCGGATAGGCGTCGCCCTTCGGAGGACGGACCGTCAGCGCTGCAGTAGCGTTCGGATACTCTTCAAACATTTTCAGGCAGTCAATTCTGACCTGAGTGTGCAGATTGTCGCCGACACGGCCAAGAGGGATCTTGACCTTATCGCACAGATCTGCGAGCCGCAAACTTACGGACCTCATAGTCTCACGCTCCTTTTCTCATTTGGGTAAATGCATAAAAAAAGGACGATGTTACTCGTCCTTGTTACCGGTGATTATCAGAAACAGTAATGTGTGAAAAACTAAATCGCGTAGTTATCTGCTTGTTTGTGCATACAGAATTTCAATCGATTCATATGTTGGAAGAGTCACGTTCGGATCAGACAATTCTCTTACTTTTACAAAAGTAAGTATTGCTGCGTAAGGTTTAAAGCTTGAAGATTGTCCTGCAAAATGAATATAAATAATATATGGTCTTAATTGACTTGCATTTCCTTGTACCCAATAAACATTAAGCATTCCATACAATTTGGACTGATTAACAAGTGTAGTTAAGCTAACTGTTTTAACAGCACAAATAGAACCAATTGTTGCATTGTTTATTTCTTCTGTTGTCGGCGGTTCGATGTTCGTAGAACTTGTACGAACAATCGGCTGTCTTGCACCAATTTCAGTATCAAGAATGTCATAGTTGTCATTGATGACCTGTCTGCTGACATTGTCGGTACCGGCCGGCTTCGTCAGCCCAATATTCGTTGTCTGTGTTGCCATGATGAATAGTCTCCTTTCTTACAGCGCGTCCGGAGCGGTTGTTTCATAGGTATCCGTCAGGAACCCGTTCCACTTCATCGTCTTGTAGTAAATCGGCATCTCGACCGTTGCCTCAGGGAGCACGACCTTGATCACGTCCCCGGCCTGGGTGACCAGATCGCCGACGCATTCCACTTTCATCGGCAGGATGCCGCCGAACTGGTTCAGCCTGTCGAGCATCGGCGTCAGGATGTTCGTGATGGTGCTGGATTTGTTGCTGCTCGTAACCTTCAGTACGGGATTGTTTTTGAACTGGTAGATATGGCCAGTTTTGACGTTTGTCGGGTACCGGCAGATGACACCGCCGTCGACTTTCGGAACGTATACACCGTCAAAGATGTTTACGTCCTTGTAGAACCCGGATACCTCGTTCCAGGTCATCGTCTCCGCTTCAGTCCATGTCAGTTCGTCGAAGTCGTCCCAGTAGAGCCCGCTGTACAGATCCGCGTGCTCTTCGTAGAAAATTTCGTCACGCGTAACGACCCGCGGATTAGACGTTCCGTCAAACCAGACCAGCTCGCACTTGTCCATGTCAGCGCCGCCGATCCTGCAGTAGCACCCCGCCACCTCGGCCAGGTTCTGCAGCAGCGCACGGTATGTGTAGTTGTCACTCATCCATCGGTTCGCGTAGGTCTTCGACAGGGCGCCGGAAATTCCATCCGTGGCGACGATGTCGATGCCGACCTCCGTCGCGATCTCGGACAGCAGCGTCGTGATAGACTTGCTTTTCGTATACGTGTCCGCCCAGTCGTCCGCATTCGCGTTGAATGCGCTCATCTGGTCGTATGCGATGTAGTCAATCGCCGGCAGCGTGGTCGAGTTCTTCGGACGCTGCCCCGTGAAAATGCCGAAATACACCCAGATCACGCCGTCCTCGCCGTCTTCCACGCCGAAGCTCAGCGCAAAGTTGGAATCCCAGAGGATATAGCGCGTCCGGTTCGTGATAATGATTCTGGTCGACAGCTGGCGGATGGACGCGGTCCCCATGTGAATGTCCGTGTCCGGGTTGAATGCGTCCGTGATCGTGATGCCGACCCGGTTGTCGATGTCTTCATCCGTCAGCGTTGTTCCGTTCTCAAATTCCATCTTTACGTGGATCCGGTTTCCAGCCGCCATGGCGTCCCTGTATCCTTCCGGAACAGTAAGCATCTTTTCACCTCCTTCAGTACTCGATAAAGGTGTACTGTGCCGGCGAGAAAATGACCGTATTCTGGTCTTCAATCTTCCGGATCGTGAACGGGACCTCCGGCATATAGCAGTCCGCTTCCTTGTATGTGTCCGTCTCCGGATCGTAGTATTCCAGGGTGATGTCCCGCGAGCTCTGGTCGCTCATCGCGGCAAGAATCATCCCGTTCAGCGCCGCCAGTGAGGTGTTGTCCATCGACTTGCTCTGGAAACTCACCTGCACGGCCTTGTGCTCCGCCGTCTGGCGGTATTTTCTTCCGGTGACGGATTTCATGCTGGCGTTCTCCGTCAGATTCGTCACCACCGTGTAGCTTTCCACGCGGAGATAGTCAAGCGGCAGCTCCGTACCACCGGAGCCGCCGAGCTTAATGAGGTATCCAGCAAACGCCATTCAATCAGCCTCCAATCATTCCGTACATTTCGAGGCTCTGCGACACGGTGCGGCCAAGTCCGGCAGATACGCCGTATCCTCCGCCGGTCCTTTCCAGGATCCGCGCCAGCAGCCCGTTCTGTTCTCTCAGCAGTGCGTTCTGTGTTTCCAGGTTGTCTTCCATCATGCTGTCGAATCCAGCAAAACCTGCAGTCATTTGGTCATATCCACTGTTTATTCCGCGCATCCCGGTTCCGCCTTCCAGAGCGACTTGCACACGGCCTGCGGTCATGCCGTTCGCCAGTCCATCCATCGCGTTGTCCACCAGCGCACCGTACTGTGAGATTCCTTCCGCGATGCCCGCAGGGATCCACCGGCCGACCTGTTCTCGCATCATCCTGGACGGGGAATGGATGCCGAGTGTATCCTTTGCCGCATTCAGCGCGTCCTCCGCCAGTTTCTTCAGCGTTTCGCTCAGCGCAGATGCTTTGGCGTTCACGCCGTCGATGATACCCTGCACGATGTCTTCGCCGGCGGTCTTGTATTCCGCAGCCTTCATCCCGAGCGTCGTCCCGACGCCTTTCGCCAGGTTCAGGATCGTCGCGGAGAAGTCCACCATCTTGCCGGTGATACCGGAATCAATGGACTCCACGACAGCCTCGCCGATGTTCTTCATCTTGTCGCCGCTGATTTCGGTTTCCAGCGACGTCTTGATGCCCTTGCCGATGCTGGTCGCCGTGGTTTCCAGGGTAGTTTTCCCAGCATCCAGCGCCGTGTTCATGTCTTTGATGGACTGCTCGATTTCTCCAGCCAGGTCGTTACTGTCGCCGAACAGCAGATCACCGAGTCCCTTCAGCGCTCGTCCTCCGAGGTCTCCAGCGCCTTCCAGAACGTCACCGGCTCCTGTCAGCGCGCTGCCGATGAAGTCGCCGAGTCCGCCGAACACGTCGCCAAGCGCTCCGGAAATCGTCGCGCCGAGGCCTTCCCAGTCAACGCCCTGCAGGAAGGTGACCGCGCTCTCGAATCCGGTCTGCAGGTAGTTCGCAGCGCCGCCGAGGCCCGCGGAAATCAGGTCGCCCGCGTCCTTGCCGAGCTTTTCCCATTCTACACCGCTCAGAAGCTGGTTCGCAGATTCGGATACCGTCGTCAGAATGTTCGCCGTTGCATCCAGTCCAGCTGTGATCAGTTTTCCGGCGCTCTTTCCGATTTCTTCCCATTCAACGCCAGTCAAAAGTTCCGACGCCGCGTCACTGATGGTCGATACCAGTGTCGCCGCTCCGTCAAGGCCTGCGACGATCAGTTCTTCCGCGTGTGCTCCGACGTTCTTCCAGTCGATGGCTTCGATCAGCTCCGCCCCTGCCTCAAACGCAGCGCTCAGGAACTTCCCGCCGTTCAGCGCAAGGTTCACGCCGGTCTTGATCACTTCGCCGACGGACGGCCAGTCCTTGCCCTCCGCCTCTTCCAGGCCTTTCTCAAATAGGTCGCCGAGGAAGGCACCGGCGGAGTCGAGCACGGAGGTGATCCCGCCGAAGATCGCGTCCCCGATTCCGTTAAAGTCGATTCCCTCGACGGCTTTCTTGGCGGATTCAAACAGAGTAAGCAAAACGTCCCCGGCCGTGCCGAGGATGCTCGTGATACCGTTCCAGATTGCTGTCCCGATAGCCGCGAAGTCAACGCTGCCGTCCGTGATGGATCCGACCGCGTCCGTGAATAGTCCTATAATACTCTTTCCGAGCTCTCCGCACGCGCCAACCAGCCCGTTGATAATCGTCGTGCCGAGCTCGATCCAGTCCACATCGCCGAGGGATTCCAGCAGGCTTCCTCCGAAGTCCAGCAGCTTCTTCGTCAGTTCCGGAAGGTTCTCACCCAGGGTTTTCAGCCCGGTCGTGATCCAGCCGATCAGCTTCTCTCCAACGTCCCCCAGGCTGCTGAGCATACTGTCAAAGCTGCTGCTTATGTCTCCGCCCTGAAACAGCGTCGTCACGAAGTTTTTCGCGCTTTCCTTCAGCCGGTTCATGCTGTTGCCGAATGTGTTCGCCATCTTCCCGTAGGCTTCTCCGACAACGTCCGCCTCCGTGCTCATCTGTTCCAGGTTTTCATTGAATGTGTCCACGTCGCTGGCAATCAGCATCGCGGCGTTGCCGGCCTCGACGGATCCCCACAGGTCGACCATACTCTTGCCGGTCTTGTCCGCATACGTCTGCATCAGTCCGAATACATCGCCCAGATCCGCACCGGCCGCCATGGCCTGCTGGAAGCTCATGCCCGCGTATTCGGTCCCCTTCGTCGCCTGCCGGAAGGCCTTGTCCGCCTTCGTCCCGGCCTTGCCGAGTTCCGTCATCGCGGACCGCAGCTGGGTGGTGGCCTGGGCTGTCGGAACACCGGCTGCCGTCAGCTGAGCCATCGCCGCTCCGACCTGTTCAAACTCGACGCCCATCGCCGCAGCCGTCGGGGTGACCTGCGCCAGGCTCGCGCCCAGTTCGCCCACCGTCGTAATACCAAGGTTCTGTGTCTGCATCAGGACCTTGGCGACCTTGTCCATGGATTCCTCGCCCTGCAGGCCGTAGGCGTTCATCGTCTTCGCCGTGGCGCTCAGGGCGGTGTCCACGTCCGTGAAGCCCGCCGTGGCCAGCTTCGCGGAGGTGTCCAGCATCTTGCTGAGGTCTTCCATCTGTACGCCCGCGGATTCAGCGCTGTACGCCGCTTCCGCCAGCGTGGTCGCGCTCAGTCCGTACGCGCTCGACAGGTCAAGCACCTGCCCCTGCAGCGCCGCGAATTCCGCGCCGGTGCCTTTGAACAGCGTGTTGACCTTCGCCATGCCGGTCTCGAACTCGCTCGCGTTGCCGATGCTGTCCATGATCAGCTTCCCGATGCCGAGCCCCACCAGCAAGCCCTTGAACTTCTTCCCGAATGCGGAAGCGGCGTTTTCGCCGGCCTTCTCGCCCGCCGCCGATCCTTCCCCGCCGAGGACGCTCTGGATGGATCCGGTGATCCCCTGTGCGGATGGGACGATCTGCACATACGCTTTCGCGAGTTCGGTTGCCATTTACTCCACTTCCTTTACATCTCCGACAGCCTGCTTCCAGGCTTCCCTGAACGCGTCCACGCTGTCGTAGACGGTTGCTTTCTCGTTCTCTTTTTTGTCCTCTGGCCGGCGCGTCAGCTCGTCGAAGATACTCTTCGGCGGGTTCCTGCCCTTCTGCCCGTCCTTTGTCTTCGCCCACATCAGCAGGCTCAGCCGGTCCACGGCCGCCGCCAGCAGCAGGGTGTCCTGGTCCGCTTTCATGCCCGCGATCTTCATCTTGATCCGGCTGTCTTCCCGTAAACCGGCAGAAAGCGCCGCCGCGGTTCTCAGCGGCAGCGCCCTCCAGTCCAGTATATGGTATGTTTCCGCCAGGTCACAGATCAGCGCGGTCTCATCCTCTCGGACCATGCCGGCCAGGATGATCAGTTTTTTCCCGCGTTCCCCAGTTTGTCGAAGATCTCCTTCATGCAGTCCACGACCTTCGAGATCTGCACGACCCCGTCAACGCGGAGGTGGTCGTACAGTTTCTGTTTCTGTTCCTTGTCCAGAATCCTGCCGACGACCCGGCTGATGGCGTATCCGTTACCTTCGTCCAGTTCAACCAGGTCGTCGAGCAGTTCCATATTGTCCAGTGCGTTGTCCTGAATCTCGAGATTCAGTCCGTTTTCCAGCCGGATCTTCTTCATGATGTTTTCCTCCTTAACTTATCAGGTGCTGGTGGGGCTGCCGATTGCCATATACTCGTAGTGAGTATTTCCGGAGCTGTCCGCCTTGCCGTTGACGGTGATCTGGTAGCCGACCGCCTCGTCGTCCTTGTAGACGACCTCGCCGATCTCGGTGATCGCGCCCTTCGGAATCACAACCCGCTTCGGGTTGTTCCCCTGCATGACCATGTCGATGACCCACACGCAGTCAGGCTGCACAGCACTGTTGCTGGCAACGGCGATCTGCTTCGGGGCGCTGGACGTGGCAGCCGTCACGGTGACGTTGCTGTCCACGAACACGGCCTTCAGGACTTCCTCGTTCATCACTTCCAGCAGCGTAAACTGGAAAGAGTCCGTGCGGTCAACATCCGGGACCAGCACGGTGTCCCCGCCCCAGGCTTTGATGCCGTCGTCGGAGTTTTCCATGTTGTGCGACACGCCGTCATCGCTGATATATCCCAGGCACTTCAGATCTGTGTCCAGGTCCTCGCTCACGGTCGTGGGAATGGTTACGCCTTCACCGCACACAGCGCGGTAAATGGCACCGGCCACTTTCGGCTTCCCGAAAGTAACGTTCTCTTTGGTGTTCGCCATTTTCTTATCCCTCCATGTAGTTGATGTCGAATACCGCCTGGTAACGGTATTCCTTGGTTTCCGGGTCGGTGTAGTTGTAGGCGGTGTTCAGTTTGCTCCTGCCTACGTTGTCCACCTCGATGAGGCTCCGCATGGCGTCCTCCGCCAGCTTGCTCATCTGTGCCGCTTCCAGTAGCGAAGAGGATGAAATGGACTGCACGGCGATGGTCGCCGCCACAATGTGGTTTTCTTCGTCCGCGCCGGTCTTCTCAATCAACCAGTACTTCGCCGGAGGGGTTTTCGGCCGCTCCGCGTATACGTCGCTGCTGTTCAGCTTCGACGCCAGGTGGCTGATCACCGTCGCCTCGATCAGCGTTATCATCCTCTCACCGCCTTCAGCAGGGTATTGTTCTTCATGTTGTCGCGCTTCGCCGCGTTGGTCGCCGCGATCACGGACGCGTTTACGCGGGTTTTGCCCGTGTAGGTCGTTACCTGGTAGCCCTCGCCGGCGCGGGATGCGATACCCTGTGCAAGCTGCTTGCACTTGGCCATCATCTCCTGGCTTTTGAGCAGCGCCTGTACGCCTTCGCTGATGAGTACGACCTCTACCTTTCCTTTAACCGACACGTTCCACCAGCACCTTTCTGTTCCAGTCCAGCGGGATCATGTCCTCGATCCCGATGGTGCTGAATCCGATGGTTTTCCACCGGAAGCCGAAGAACTCGACCTCCGTGTCCTCCCAGGTGTGTGTGTCACCCTTCGGAATACCGAGCTGGTACTTCACTTTCTTGCCGTCCATGCTCAGCTCGCTGAGGATTTCCTCCCCCGTCTGGCTCAGCGGCGCCACCAGCACGTTGTCGACAGGAGTAATAACCTCCTGCTCAATCGGCCGGTTGAATGCGTCCGTCCCGTTTTGCACCTTTCTGATCAGATTAACAGTGATTCCCTTCAAAAGGCTCGCCATAGAAGTCAATCACCCCAATCTGCTGCCGCCGGAGCCCCAGCCGGGCCAGCTCGCTGCGCTTGATGAAAAGTCCGCCGCCCGGGACCAGGTATGTGCCGGAAACGGAGTACCCCAGAGCACTCTGGGAGAACTGCGTTGTCGGCTCCTGGTTCGTGCTGGTCATCAGCGTCCGTGCTACCACGTCCACGACCACAGACTTCGCAACCTCCGCGAAATCCGGGTCAGAAAAAACAAGATCGTCAAGGTCCTTTCCGACCTTCTTGGCTTCCGCCCGCAGACTGGAACAGATCACAGGAATCAGGTCCCCGGCGCGGCTCTGTTCCGCGGCGGAGAGCTCACGCCAGAGATCCTGTACATCCTGCACGGTCGCGTAGTTTGCCATCAGGCATCACCCTTTCTTCGCGGTCCTCTTTTTCGGCGCCGCTTTTTCCGGTGCTTTTTCTTCTGCCTTCGGCTCTTCCTTAATGCAAGTGATCTCGGTCCAGTCGGGACCTTCCAGGACGCAGGGGGTCTCGATTTCGACCCCCGTGCGCCTGTTCAGGTATTTCCTCATCAGGTAGACGAAGCCGCGATCTTCGCGAACGCTTTTCCGTCCAGGATGCCCCAGCCGATGAAGGCTTCGCCGCGGAGGTAAACCTGGTTGTGACCCTTCAGGTCGCCGGCAGTCGCGTTGTTGTCCGGATTGCCGTACTCGATGACCTCGATGGGCAGTTCCTTCGCAATGCCCCACTTGAAGAAGTTGGCGAAGTCGCCGACGTAAGCGCGGGCTAGAGAGCTGTTGAACTGAACAGTACTGTTGAACTCGGTCTTCAGGCCGTTCAGCTGTCCAGGCTGCCCGCCCCAGGCCAGTTCCGGATAAACCTTGCCGTTGTTGTTGGTCAGAGCGGCCAGGGCAGAACGGGCAGTACCGCCGGCAATCAGGCCGGTAACGTCATGATCGTAAGCCTGCACACCATCGACAGCAGCTTCGATGTTCTGATCAACAGTGGAGCTGTTGGCCAGGTAGGTGACGGTCGTCGCCGCAGCGCTGTCCAGGCAGTTGGTGCCGATAGCGGTGGCAGCAGAGCCGGTACGCGGATTCACACCGTGCATGGCCATGATGTCCAGACCGCGGGCAACCTTGGCAGCCCAGCCGTCAGCGAAGGCGCGCATGATGTCCAGGGCGACTTCCTCAGAGCCGTAGATGAACTCATCGGAAACGCGGGCGCCATATTCGATTTTAATCGGAACGATGGTCACAGAGCCGACCTGAGCGCCGCCGGCAGACTTCGCGCCAGCTTCAGCAACGATATCCACTTCGTTGTCCATGGAGAAGGTGAATTCCTTCAGCCCGTTGAACGGGATGGGGGAAGCACCGCAGAGAGCGGCCAGGGAGCTCTTGCCCTTGACCAGGTTCAGGAATTCGGGTACCAGTTCCTGGGGGAACAGGGATCCTTTGGCGATAGCATTCGCAGTGTTCGGAAGACTCATAATCTTTTTACCTCCATTTTTTTATTCTTCGTTTCTGACTTTCTTCAGCAGTCCCCTCAGAGCGGAATCCTTCCCGTCGTTCGCTCCTTCGCCGCTGGGCCGGTAGATCGGTGCAGGCGCCTGCTGGCTTTTCAGCAGCTTCGCCAGGTTCTCCGCGTCCGCCCTCATCGCGGCTTCGTCTGCGCCGGAAAGACGATCTGCAAGTTCAGCCGGAAGTCCTGTTTCCCGGGCAATTCTCGTTTTTACCGAGGCGGTCTCGTACTCCCGGACCTTCGCTTCCAGTTCTGCCACTCTGCCGGTCTGTCCGTTCAGGGTTTCGATCTGTTTGTTCAGATCTGCGATAGTCGACTCAAATCCCGTGATCTTCTGGTCACGTTCTTCGATCTGAGTCTGGAAGGACTTGGTCACCGTGTCCCGCTCCCGCTGCAGCCTGGATGCGAGCACCTTGTCCAGTTCTTCCTGTGAATTGATTGGCACAAATTCTCCCATGATTGCCTCCTTCTCCCACTTAACCCGGTGGTATCGGTCTTTATTTACCGACGCTGAATAGCGTTAGTAGCTGATTTTCTGCCGTGTGACAGTTGCCTTGGTCTTCTGTCCGCAGATCCATTGAGCCAGGATCATCGAATCCATCAGGGCGATGTCGTAGGCGTCGTTGATGGTCTTGTAGCCGAATCCGCCGTTGGACCCGATGGCCCGCTTTTCGCAGTTCGTGACGCTGTTGACCATGGATTCCTGTCCCATGTGGCACAGTTCCTTTGCCGCCAGCCGTTCCTCGAAGCTCGCGTTGGCCTTGATGATCTCGACGACCTTCGGCAGCGTGACCCGGTACAGTTTCGCGTCCCGCATGGCCTCCTTCAGCAGGTGCTGGCCGCTCGCGCCGTCGATCACGACGGCCTCGTACTCGATCCGGCGGAGGAATGCGACGATCCAGTCCGTCCCGTCCCGGAACGGCCGGCAGTCGATGCCCTCCACGAAGATCTTTCCGTCAGCCGTCCGGATCGCGATGGAAACCGCCACCGTGTCCGTCTTCGAGTACTTGACGCCGACAAAAATCGAACTGCGGAGCTCCGGTTTCTCGGCGCACTGCAGTTCGTCCCATTCCGCGCGGCTGACCGCGCTCTTTAAGTTGTAGCGGATCCAGTAGCCGAGCCGCTGGATGTTGAAGTCCAGCTCGTTTCCGCCGATCTCCGCCTTGACCGCCCTTTCGGACAGGATGGTGCCCAGGCTCGGGTTGCTTTCGTACCAGGCGTCTATGTCCGTCTGTTTGTGGATTTCGTCCACTGACCATTCAGCCCAGCCTGAGTCTTCCATCCCGTCCTTCAGGATCGTGTCCCGCATTTTCATGAACACGGTCCCGCTGGACTCCGTTGTCGGCGGTGTCCCGCAGAAGATGGTCTGCGGGTTCAGTGAGGCGGAAACGACGTATTTCAGGCTCGTTTCCTGGTCCTCCGTGTACTCCTGGGCTTCGTCGATGATCATCAGGTCGAAGCCTTCACCGAGGCCGCCTTTGCTTGTACGCGTCCGGAAGTGGATCACGCCGCCGGTCTCCTTGCACCGGATCGTTTCCTGCCCCAGCGCACCGCTATCTTTATGCGGTATCTCCGCATCGTCCAGCAGTGCCTTCAGGCGTTCCCACGCACTCCGGCTTGTTGTGGTCCTGTGGGCTGTGTGCAGGATGTTCTCCCCGTTCTTCAGCCCCCAGAGCTCACGCATTCCGACGATTTCGTTTTTTCCGTTCCGTCTTGGTACCGCGTACCCGAATTTACTGTGTGTCCACAGGCCGTCAGAGTTCTGGGCCATGATGTCGTCCATCAGCAAACGCTGCCACTCCATCGCGGTCCTATCCGTTTTCTCGTAGAGCTCTACGGCCTCCCGGCCAAGTGTGGTGTCATACGGCAGCACCACGCTGGTTGTAGGAGTCTGGCGGCCTTTTCGGACCTCCATCCTGCTACCTCCATTCTGATGCCAGTATTCTTCGCGCTCCCGGCCTCCTTTTCCGGGAACAACTATAAAAACGCGACCTTCGCCGCGCTTTTACCGGTTAATGCACCCGCCTCCGCTTCGATCCGCGCGGGTCGTAGATCACCTGGCAGTGGCAGTTATTATGCCGCCGCCAGACGTCGTTATTCCGGTC